CATCGACGCGGGTACCATCGTCGATTTTGAGGCCTGGCGGCCTATGATGCCCGATGATGTGCCCGACCTGGCCGAAACCGTGGCCGATATGGCGCAGACCATCACCACCATGAAGGCGGATATCGAAGCGCTGGAGGCTGACACCGGCTGGATTGACCTTGCATGGGCCACCGGCATTACATCGAGCGACCCTTGGGCGCTGCGCATCCGCAGAGTGGGCAAATCCATCTTCCTGCGCGGCCTGTGCCTGGGCGTTACCGAAATTGATAAGCAAGTGGCCACCATCCCCGAAGGCTTCCGCCCCAACAGCGGCGGCCATGCCTGGGTGGGCTATTGCAGCAGCAACAACAACACCAGGGCGGCGCGCTTGTTCATTGAGGAAACGGGGGAAGTGATCGTCCGTTCCACGGAAGGCGGCGCCCCCACCGCGCGCGATACCATCAGCGTATCAACATCCTGGCTTATCGACTAAACGAAAAGGAGCCCCCGCGGGCTCCTTTTGCTGTACACATTTTTATAATTTTGTCAAGATGTGCCGAAAACGGCGATTTTACGCGGTTTTTTCGGCTTTTCTTTTTCCGGTTTTACAGATATATTTCTGTGGATATAGGTATGTAAAACCAGGAAAATTATCAAAAAAATTTAACGCCCGTAACCTTTAGGCCCTCTATCTCTATTTCCTTTATGATGGCCCGCCAGAACCGCCGCTTTTCTTCCTGGTTCATTTTGCCGTATAGCTCCTTGAAATCTGTATTCAATAATTCAATTAGCGGGGTGATATCCTTTTCAGGCGGTGGCGCTTCCTTTTCCGCCTTGGCAATCATGGCTTTTATTTCTGCATCGTCCCGCAAATAATCCTCATCGGAAATATTGCCCGCCAGGTATGCCACATTCAACCGGCGAAGCCGTTCTTTGAGGGCGGGCACATTGTTCTTTGGTTTCTTTTTCGGCTTTGCCTTTTCCAATTCAACCGCCGTTATTTCGTCCCGCATCAGCTTTTCCATATTGGTCAATAAATACTTTTCTATTTTCTTTTCGGACAATGTATGATTGTGGCTGCATGTGGTGTGTTTGAACCGGCAACGGTACCCATGATAATAATATTCTACCCCAAGATATTTCTTTTTTGAATAATTGCCGCATAGCACATGGCCACATTCAGGGCAGCGAATCAGGCCCGCAAACAGATAAACCCGCTTTGCCCTGGTATCCTGCCGCCTGCGCTGGGCCGTTTCCTGGATGAAGGCGAAATCCTCTTTGCTTACATACGGTTCGCAGAAATCGTCCACTTCCATATCCTGCGACATGCCGCAATAGAACGGATTGCGGGCAATGCGCATCCATGTTTTTTGCGACTTTGTAACGCCGTGCGTTTCGTTCATGTGCCGGATGGCTTGATTTAGATTGTTGTATTTTACAAGAATGTCCCAAAATTCTTGCGTCATTTCTTGATCTTCCGGGTCCTTCACCAGGCGCAGCCGTCCTTCCGCATCCCGCACCTTCTTGTAACCCATTGGCTTATGAGGCCCACCGAAGGAAGCCTCCCGGTTCCGGCGTTTGTGCTGGAGAACGGCTTTCACGCGTTCGCTGCCCTTGTCACTCTCATTTTGAGAAATGGACATATATACATTTATGGCAAGTTTTCCGCTGGCCGTGGTGGTATCGTATTCCTCATGAATGGCCTTCCAGGCTACTTTGTGTTTATCCAATATTTCTTGTACCTTGTGATATTCAGGCACGGAGCGGAACCACCTATCCAATTTGGTGAAAAGAATAATATCCAGTTTACCCGCCTTCACATCCTCCAATAGCCGATGCAGCGCCGGGCGCTTCATTGGCGGCTTTGCGCCGGAATGCCCTTCATCCGTGTAATGATCGACAATCTTTATCCCGTTATCGTTGCAATATTCGGTCAAATTGTCGATTTGCGTTTCGATGGAATAGCCCCGCAAGGCTTGTTCATCCGTTGAAACGCGTTCATATAATCCAGCTCTTAAAATTGTCATGTAAATTTCCCCTTTTATGTGTGTATATGTCTCAATATCTCCCCTGTAATATGGCCGAAATCTTGGACGCCCTGCGGGTAAAACAGCCCGCGCAGCCAGAAAAAGCCAATTTCCGGGTTTAGTATATCCACGACAAGCGCGGCAATAATCAAGCTCAAACAGATGCCATACAGCGTCGAAAGTATCAAAATAACCCGGTTTTTATTGCGTATTTGCTGCCTTAAAAATATATGTTGTTCCTCATGCCTTTTATTGGAATTGGTTATGAGTGTTTTCATATCCTCATTATTGACGGATAAATCCTTTATTTTTTCATCACGCCGGGCGACCTCCGCTTCCAGGTGCCGGATGCGTTCTTCATAGGCCGCCTTTTCGCTGCTGGAGGGTTCCGGGCAGGGCATGCCGGTAAATTCGCCGCCCACCAGCACCCGCAGCACGGGCCGGATGGTTTCAAAGCGGAAATCCGCGTGCGCATTGGCGAAAAGCCCGTCCACCGTACCTTTGGACATACCGGCCATTTCAGCAATGCGGCCATTTGTCAAGCCCAAATATTCTTTGCGGGCCTTGCACCAGGAGATCAATTCAGCAGCAGGCCGGGAAGCAAAATTCGGGCCATCGCAGGAAACGCCCAATTTCGGGCAGGATACGCATTCTTTATACATCGTTTTCCCTCTCATTCTTTCGGAAAAAGCAGCGCTTTTTTATAAAAATCGGCCTTGCTTTTCGCAAAAAGCAGAAATTCACCCACGAAAAAGCAGCGCTTTTTATTTCTGTATTGGCATTTTCTGTGTGGAATGATAGGATTTGAGCGGGCCAGAGAAGGCCTATCATTCCCCTGGGATGCGGGAGCGTTCGGGTGGTGCTGCGCGCTCCCGTTTTCCTTTTGCCTGGCATACGTTGCAATTATTGCCAGATTTTCAAATTGTGTTGCAATTCACAAAGTATTCATGTACTATGATTTTCAAGAACACCCGTTCCCCGGTATCGAAAGGATGGAATCGCACAAATGACAAGCATTGAAGCACTAATAGCCTACATTGAATCATTGACCCCGGCCCAGGTGGAAAAGATCATCAATCGCTTTCCGCAATGGAACGAAGAACACGGAGAGCCATTTCCGCCATATCCTCCGGCAGCGCCTTTGCATAATCAATAAGCGCTTGTTTGCTTTCGGAAATCCCGTCATTATTGGCGGGCCCCTCTTGCTTTTCTTCCTCTATGAGAACAGATTTTTGCACACCGAAATAATTTGCCATTATTTCGATTTTATCAATTCTTGGGTAATTCTCCGCATTCAACCAAGACAAAAGCGTTGTATAAGGAAAATTTAGCGCCTTGCTCATTTCCTTTGCAGATACATTCCTTTCCTGCATCAACCGCCGCAAATTCTTGGCCATAATGGATTTATTACCAAGACCACGCATTATATATCACCCCTTTACATTTAATTCTTTTATAATGTACAGCCTTTCTGTAAAAATGTCAATAATTTCACTCAAAAAGTACAGTTTAACTGTTGACAAGCGAAAAATATTATTGTAATATAGCATTGCAGTACAGTTTAACTGTATTTTCTGAAATCGGAGGTGATCGGATGGAACACAACAAGGCGGAATATCCGCTCATGTCTTTGGCCGCCGCGCGCGTAAATGCAGAATTGACGCAAAAGGAATTTGCAAAGCGGTGCGGGGTTAGCGAATCGACGGTTATTGCCTGGGAGGCCGGGAGGCGATACCCCAATGCAAAAATGCTGGGCAAAATCGAACGCGCCCTTGGCGTTTCTCTCAATTTCTTGCGCTTTGACTGATGATTTTTTTTAATCAAAAAGTACAGTTTAACTGTATTTCAACAAAAGGAGGGGTACCATGGAAGCGGATTTGAAAACACGCATTGAAAAGGTTCTTTCCGAAATCTTCACAGATAAATACGGTGAGGAATACGGCTGTAAAATAACGCTCCGTTTCGTGCCGCGTGATGATAAGGCGCAGGAGGTGGCCCGCTGTGGATGAGATCACAAGCAGGGTAAAGCGGGAAAATTATATCACCATACAAGGGTGGATGATTACCGATTTGAACCTGAAAGGAAACGAACTCCAAATATACGCCATTATTTATGGCTTTAGCCAGACGGAAGGGCAGCAATTTGCAGGGGGCCTTCAATATATTGCCGATTGGATAAACGGAACGAGAAGAACCGCCCTCAATTGCCTGCAATCCCTCACGGAAAAAGGCCTCATTTCCAAGAATGATACATACATAAACGGGATAAAAAATTGCCAATATCGGTGCATCCCGCTGGAGGCCTTGACCGGTGAAAAACTTTCACCGGGGGTGGTGAAAAACTTTCACCGGGGTGGTGAAAAAGATTCACCGGGGGTGGTGAAAAACTTTCACCGGGGTGGTGAAAAAGATTCACCCAATAATATAGATAATAATCTATCTCAAAATATAGAGAAAAAGAAAGAAGATAACGACGGGGCCCCTGCCCCTGCTCCATCTCCCACAAAACAAACCAAAGTTTCCAAAGAAAAGGTAAACACCGAGGAAATATTCGCCCGGTACACCCAGGAAGAAAAGGTGCTTTCCCTGCTGCGTGAATGGCTGAAAGTGCGGAAGGCCAAGCGGGCACCGGAAACGGAAAAGGCCCTCACCCTGAACCTGGATAAGCTGGAGGGGCTGGCCCTGCAATCCGGCATGAATAAGGCCGAATACCTGGAAGCGGTGATCGCCCGGGGCTGGGCTGCCTTCTATCCCCTGGGAGATTGGAACCGGCCCGCCCGGATGCCTGCCCGCCCACCCGTGAAAACGGAAGCGCAGCATGCAGCGGGCGGCCATCAATCCGGCTTTGGATGGTAAAGGAGGAAAAGTCCATGAATGCACCTTGTAAAGATTGCCCGGAGCGGGCCCCGCATTGCCATGCAGCGTGCGAACGTTACGCAGCCTATAAACAGGCCAAAGCGGAAGCAAGCGCCCGCTATCAAGCCGAAATGGCCGCCGTGGGCGTCGTGATCGACAGCAAACGGCACATGGCCAAGGCCCGGAAGGAAACCAAACGGAAGGGATGGTGAAAACATGGAAAGACCGAAGATAGACCCGGAAAAATTCGGCCTGGCCTTGACGGCCTGGAGCATTGAAAAAAGCATGCCCCTGCGCCAGATCGCCTTTGCGCTGGAGGTTTCCCCAAATAGCCTATATTGCTACACAAAAACGCGCCAGGACGCGCCCAACGTGCTGCCCCGCATTGACAGGGCGGCAGAGATTGCCGATGCCCTGGGCATCACCGTGGATGAATTGGCCCGCGGGCCGCATGGGGAGGGGTTGGCCGTATGATCGCATGGGGCTGGCTGGCCCTGGCCTTTGTGGCCGGGCAAATATCCATCATCCTGGCTGAAATATTCTTCACCGGCGTAAAGAAAGGGGGCGGCAGCAAATGACCGCAAACCCGCTCCGGCCAATGAAGCTGGAGGAAGTAAAGGGAGCGCCGCCCGGCGCCATGCTTTACCTGGAATACCACTTGGAAACAAGATTCCACCAAAGCGGCCCAAGGCGGGCAAGCACCATCCGCGCCATGATATGCGATACCCACATGGGAGCATATTACGGCCAGCGCTTCCGTTGCTGGGCACGAAGGCCCACCCCGGAAGATATGAAAGCACATGAATGGAGGGAATGAAAATGCCTCAAATTCTTTTGAAATCCTGCCCGTTTTGTGGCGGAGAAGCAGAGCTGAACGCATACAGCCCTTACGACGGATACCAGGGCGAAGGAACATCCTATAAAGTGCATTGTACCAAATGCGAAGCCCAGGTTACTGCCCACAATGTTAGCGGCGCAGCCGACAAATGGAACCACCGGCACCAAGAATGCACCTTGCTGGAGGCAAAAGAAGGAAATGCACCGCCCCCGGGCGTGATTAGCGAAATCATGAGCTATTACAAAAGCCCGCAAGTGTTTATCAGCTTTACAGAAACGGAGGAATGAGGAATGAAAATCACCATGACCGGAACCGACTTCAACCGCATTATGCGGGTATGCATCCCGGCATTGAGCAAAGACGCGGTACGCGCGGAATTGTGCCATATTGATATTCAATGCAATGGAGAAGGCGAAGGCTGCGCCACGGCCTTGGACGGGTTCACCCTGGCGCAAACGCGCTTTGCCTGCCAGGGCCCCCGCTGCCGCTTCCATATCCCGGCCCATAAAACGGTGAAGAATGATTGCATTATCGAAATCACCCTGGAAGATGGCAAAATCAGCGTTTCCGATGGCGTGGAAACCGTCACCCGCCCCGCGCTCCAATTTGACGGCATCGACCATGCAGCGGTATGCAGGAGCGCCCAGGGCAATAAAAAGCGCGCCACCATTGCATTTGATGGCCGTTTGTTGATGCGGGCACTCAAAAGCCATGCGACCTCCTACCGGGAGCCCGTTTTCCTTGAAATTTACGGCCCGCACGATGCAGCCATCTTGCACACGGCCAACACATGCGGCATGGTATTGCCCATGAGAATAGAACCCAAAGAAGGAACCCCCGTTTTTTGGGATATGAGGGAAAATGCCTGAACGGCAAAAGGCGCGGCCATAATGCACCGCGCTGGAGGAAATTATAAGGATTTGTCAAGTTTACCACATTTCACGGGCAGGCGCAACCCTGCCCGATATGCGCGGCCAGGCAGGCAGCAAACAAAGCAAAAAGGAGGCGTATTCCTCCCGATGGGCTTTAGGATGTGCCAATCCGCTGCGCGGGGTTCAATTCCCCGCCCGCGCGCCAATCGCCCGCAAAGGGCACAAAGAAAAGCGAAAGAAGGGGCAAAAATGAACATGATCGAAAGCGTCTTTATGGGAGCAATGACCGCGGCGGAAAACCGGGTGCAGCAGGAAGAAGGCCGGGAAAATGATTACATCGGGGAAAATGGCCTGCTGATGTGTGGCGTATGCAATCAGCGCAGACAATCGGCCATAGTGTTTCCCTGCGGCATTGGCAAAAAGATTGTGCCT